AAAAATACTTGCAATTTTGGCTTCACAAATTAAACCGAGTAATGTTACACTCGCCACAATAGAGAAGCCCCACAAGATAAGAGACGACAACCAATCTATCCACAATGGGGTGATAAATGAAGAATTACACGCTAATTTGCGAAGCGCAAGTCCAACTGGCGACAGGCGCAAACGAAGCACAGAATCCATCCGGCATGATGGAAGCCCGAGTGACAACTTGGGGCGCTAGGGAAGGCGCAGACGGACGCAAGTTCAACTATCAACCCGAAGGTTTCATGGAATGGGCTAAAGAGTTCAATTCTGGCGACAAACCTTTGCCAATGTTCCTTAATCACAATGACCTCGGTATGCCAATGGGCGAGTGGAACTCATTTGAGTTTGACGAAACAGGCATGACAGCAAAAGGTCGTTTGTACACCAACACCGTGGGTGGCAACGATTTGTACCAAATTCTGAAAGAATCACCAAAGATGTTTGGCGGTGTTTCTGTTGGCGCGTATGCAGAAGAAGCCCGTTGGGTCAATCAAGAAGGCGTGCCATTGGTCAGCGGTGACGATGATGACGAATCGTATTTCCAAATCACAAAAGGCGGCTTGCGCGAAGTGTCTGTCGTGATGTACCCAAACAATCCTAATGCAGAAATTCATAAACTGGAAGCCTTTGACGCTGAAGGTCACGTGAATCCACGAGTTTTGGAAAAGGCTTTGCGTGATGCTGGCCTCAACAAAAAGGATGCGACCACCGCATCTAGTATCTTCAAACGTGTATTGGAACAGCGTGATGCCCCAAAACCCGTTGAAGTAACCCCAACTCAGAGTGAGTCTGATGCGGTGGTAAACGAAGCCGACGCATTGCTTGCCGCTTTTGAAGCGCGTGAGTTGGCAAAGGCACTTGAAAAACGTATTTAAAGGAAATTATCATGTCTATGGATAAAGTACTGGAAAAAGTTGACGCAATCGCTGTGTCCAACGAAGCCAAAATTGATGCTGTAAAAAGCGAAGTCGCAACCACCGTGGAATCCGCAAAAGCCGAGTTGACTGAAAAGTTTGCCGCTTTGGAAGCCAAAGTGTCTGCCATTCAAATCCCCGAAATCATCCGCACACCTGCTAAAACAGTTCGTGGCGATGTTAACCGTCGCGTTAAAGAGCAACTCGCTTCTTTCGCCAAGGGTAGCAATCGCGTTCACACAGAATTGAAACTTTGGGAATCTGATGACCAACATTCTGCCTATTTGACAGAAGCCTCAACTTTGACTGGTTCTGGCGCTGGCATCGGTGGTCGTACTGCTTATGACCCCGTGTTCCACAAACTGCGTTTGCTTAACCCAATGCGCGGTGTGTCACGTAACGTTGCTACCGATGGTTCTACATACCAATTTAGAGCAAAAACCGGCAACGCGGGAGCCGCTTGGGGTTATGCAATCCAGAACAACGGTTCTGCTACAACCGAAGCAACCAGCATCTGGCAATTGAATTTGCAAGACATCAACGTTCAGTTCCCAATCCGTACTGCGGCTTTGGACGACATTGATGGTTTGGAAGCAAACGTCGTGGACGATATGCTCCAAGAATTCAGTCAGCAAGAAGGCCTCTCGATGATTTTGAATAACGACCAATCAGGTTCGACTACTACCGCATACGGTGGCACGTCTGGTCTGCGTGGTTTGAATTCTTATCCCGGTTCAAACAGCACCTACACCGGTGGCACAATTTCTGCCGCGGCTTTCGGTTCTTCTGGTACAGCATCTACCGATGGCTTGCACAGCATCGCTACATACGACCAAACCACCACCAACGGTTTTGCTTCTGCAAATAACGTGAAGTACATTGACATTATTCAATTCATTCACAATTTGCCACAGCAATACTGGTCTGCAAGCAATTGCTTTGTTATCAACCCAATCATGCTTGCTGGCATCCGTGGTTTGGTCGACAACAACGGCACGCCTGTGTTTGAGCGTATGTCTCCTCTGGTGTATGACGGTATCGTTGGTAAGTTGTTGGGCTTTGACGTGTATGTGAACTCATACTGCTCTGCTCCTACATCTGCTGGTGGTTCTGCCGGTACAACCTCACTGTTCCCAATGTATTTCGGAGATTTTTCTCGCGGACATACAATCGTGGACAGATTGAGCATGACTCTGCGTCGCTACGAACAGACCGCCCCCGGATTTATTACCTTCTTTGGCGAAAAACGCCTTTGCTCAAGCGTGGTAGATCCCAATGCAATTATCCGTTATCGCTCCACAGCGACAGGCGCTTAATTAGCAAAAAGAATGATGGGGGGCTTCGGCTCCCCGTCTTTTAATTTTTAAGGAATTATCAAAATGAGTGCAAACCAAAAAATCCTAGACGGTATCAAAAAAGCCATTAAAGAAGGCGGCAAAGTCAACATTGATTTGCGCGAGGCGTCAACGCTTACAGGGTCTGGTGATGGCATTGGTGGTCGTACTTATTTTGATGATGCTTTCACAGCGTTGCGTTATGCAAACCCTTTCCGTAAGGTTGCACGCAACATTAAATCGCCCAATTCATCTGCGGTGCAATTTGTTGCCAAGACGGGTAATGCGACTGGTGCTAATCCTTGGAATCCCAATGCAACGCCTGACACGGGTTCACCAAACACCGCTACCGCGTACTGGGTCATGCCTACGCGCATCATTAATGCACAATTGCCCATTCGTATGGCGGCATTGGATGACATTAACGGTTTGCAAGACGCAGTTTTAAAAGATTTGGCTCTGGAATTTAGCCAACAAGAAGCCGCGTCAATGGGCAATAACAATGACCAATCAGGTTCAACCACTACGACAACTGGTGGCACATACGGCTTGCGCGGTTTGAATGTGTACGCTAGTGGTTCAGCCGCGTTTGGCACAAGCGGTACAGCAATTACAAACGGCATCCACACAATTGCAAACGTCAATTTCACAACTGGCGCGTTGGAACACGAAACATTGACAGCCATGGCAAGCGCGTTGCCCGGTCAATATTGGGATGGCGCGGCATGGATGATGACACCAGCGGCTATTCTTGCTTTGCGCAATTACGTGCATGGTTCTCCAAGTCAATCAAGTTATGCGTTTATTGAAAATGGCGCAGACAATGCTGGTTCTTTGACACACGTGTTTGGTTTTCCCGTAATTGTCAACCCATATTTGTCTGCCACAAACCCCGTGTATTTGGCAAATTGGGAACGTTTCATGACCATTGCTGACGTGGAAGAATTTAGCGTTCAAGTGTTTGAACAGACCGCTCCCGGTTTTGTGACCCTGTACGCTGAGAAACGTCTTGCAAGTACCGTGCTTGACCCGTTTGCTGGCGTTCGTGCTACTGCAACCTAAGGGGCAATAAATGGCAGTTGAGAACCAAACACTCGCGCCTTTTTATTCCAATCAACGGAATCCGTACAACTACGCCAAATTTGAGCAAGTTTCACGGGACGTTTCCACGCATTGGTTGACGTTGGACGAAATCACCAATCAGTTAAATCTGTTTGATGACGAAAGCCAAGACACATACGTGCAATCGCTTGAATTGGCTACACGCATGGCAATCGAGGATTACCTTGGCGCGGCTATTCTTCCAATTACATGGAAAGTGTATTACACCAATTTTGGGCTGTACAACACCTCCGTGTATTTGGATTTGCCCGAGGTGCAATACCCAAACCAAACCGGTCAAACGGCAAGCATTGTCATTAATGAGGTGGCGTTTTATTCCACGTCCAATGTCACGCCTGTCGTCATTGACCCAAGCCAATATTCATACGACCCAACTGGCAATCGTGTAATACTTAACACCATTCCAAACACGTTGAATCAAGAAGTGGCGAATCCAATCATGGTGACGTACACGCAAAATTCTGCATTTTTGGCGACGTACCCCGTCATTAAACAAGCGGGTTTGATGTTGTTGACACACATCTACAACAATCGTTCCAACACGTCAGACACGTTGTTGCGCGAAATCCCGTTTGGTGTTGCCACCTTGCTTCGTCCTTACAAACCATTGGTGATGTGATATGGCAATTGCACGGTTTGAGAACATTACTGTTAATCAACTGACCTTCGGGAGCAGTTCGTTTGGCGAGCAATCAACCACGATTACCAAGTGGTTTGACACTCGCGCGCGTGTTCATTCCGTCAACAACCATGTTCGCATCTCAGAAAAATACAGGGTTTATTCCGACATTGTGGAATTTACTTTGAATTACACGCCCAACACAAAGGCAATCGTGGACAGTCAGAATCTGTATTCAATTAAATGGAAAAATTTTGATTGGCGCGTGGACAGCGTGCGTGAATCTGACGACCGCATGACGGTTAAATTTATGTGTGTGCGTAACGACCCCGTGGTGGCTGTATGACGACACAAATGAACGTTGTTAATTACGGCAAGGCAATTCAATACCAATTGTCGCAAATCGTCACGCCCGTTCCTGTGTACGCGGCTTTTAATCGTAATTTTGCAACACAGCCAAAATTTATTACATGGATGCTTCGCAACGTCCATCAAGAAGTTTATACCGGTACATATCAATCGGTAAAAGGCATTGACCGCCCTGTTTTTCAAATAAGCATTTTCACGCAACAGATTGAAGATGGTTTCACAATTTCAAATCAGGTACTACAATCGCTACACGGTTATAGCGGTGTGCTGGGTGATATTGCAAATGGTGGTTTTTATATCGCCAAGGCGGATTGCCAATGGTTGTACAACAGTTATGACAACGAAAATAAATTGGCGCAAATCTTCATTGATTGCACAATAGATATTCCAACATAAGACACGATTTTTTCAACTCTTTAAAGGAAACTCAAATGGCTTTACCAACCAAAATTTTGCCCGGTTTTAGCGCAACACTGTACGCGCAACCCAGCGCAACTCCCACCGCGTTGACCGTTTCGGCTTTGTCAACATACGCAACTGTTTCTGCCTTGGCAATCTCTGGCAACTTAGTTCCTGTTGAAGCCATCCCTCCATTCGGTCAAGATGATGCCGTGGCATCTTTCTCCGTTGCTGGTTCACGCCAGTCGGACAAGATTCCCGTGCAGTCTGCTCCCACAAGCATGACCATTACAGCCGCATGGAACCCAAGCGACACCGTGTTGTTGTTGTTGCGTGGTGACGCGTACAACGGCACGATTGACCGTACCTTTGTTATCTCTGCAACCGATGGTACTGGCATCGTTAACTACGCGTTTAACGGTCGTGTGAGCCAATGGACAATTGATTCAGCCCCCGGTGCTGAAGCCAAGGTGACATTCACCATCCATCCACGTGGCAATCAATACGGCTGGTCTGCCAGCGCCTAATCATGGCACTTAAAGACGCTGTCGATATATTGAGTAGCACCTACTTGCCCTTTGACCTCATGGTCAGGGGCATGGAATTGGATGCAAAAGAAGTGGCTGATGCTTTGGCAAAGGCTACACCCGACACGGAAGAAGAAACCGTGTTGCTATTTTTGGCTTCACGTTTTCCATACGTAGCGCCTAAAACAACCAAAGAATAAAATATGACCACGACAATAAAAGACAGTAACGACCTTTTGGGTTTCCTAGTAAGCCAAGCCGAATCTCGCAAGGATTGGTTTGGCTTTTCTCAACAACGCATGACTGCGGTTACGCTTGCGCATCAAATCGCGCAAAATCATGCGGACAAGATGACACCGGAAGAAGTCGTTAATTACGCGTTACAAGTCAATCATCTAATATTCCACAAAATAATCAAGGCGGCTTAAACCATGAAGGCATCTTTCAAAATTGATGGTTTGAAAGAAGTCTTAGCCGCTTTTGAAGATTTGGCAGATGAAATTGGCGATAAAAAAGCCACGGGCAAAGTGCTTGTTCCCGCTGTACGCGAGGCAATGCAACCCGTTTTGGCACAAGCCGTAGCACGCGCACCCGTCAACACAGGCGGTTTAAGATTGTCTTTGCAAGTCGAAGCACGACGACCAACCAAACGCGACAGACGTTCAAAATATATTACGCAAACCGATACTGTCATTGGTGCTGTAACAACGGCATCAGGCAAAAAACTTGCTCAAATGAGTGAGGGCAAAGGTTTATTGCGTGCAAAGAAACGTCTTGCCAGCATGGAAACCGACGCGCACGTAGGTGCATATCGCGCAAAGAATTTCCAAGGAATCACAAGCGACGCACGCGCAATTGCGCAAGAATTCGGTACAGCAAACCATGGCGCACATCCATTTTTGCGTACCGCAATGGAATCTCAAGCCCAAGAAACCGCAAAACGGCTTGGAGATATTATCGGTAGGCGGTTAAATCAATACAAGGCAAAA